ATATTCTCATTTAAATTGTTTCCGGCATCATCATAGCAGTCCTGTATGACTGAATCTACTATGATTTTTTCAGATACACCTTTAAGACTTATCTGCTGACCATTTATTTTAAAAACTATATCACCAGAACCATAAATACTTATTATAGGCTCACTTTCAATAGTTCCTGAATTAGTTACTTTTGCACCTGAAGTATTTATAGGCTCTATATTATTCTCTACTGCATACTTAAATGGCCTGCAGTTAAATATTATAGGAAACTCACTAAAATATTTATAAACCTGTTTAAAATCAATAGCATTTACAACTTGAGCAATGTATTTTTTATCCTCTTGAAAACTAAATATCAAATCATTTTCACCCGCTCCAAAAAGCCAGGCTGTTATATCATCAATTTTATTTGCAAGATTTTCTTTATCCTTTACTGAGCATTCAACGGTTAATGTTATATCATCATAGGTTTTTTCATCAAACCTTAAATTAGAATTTCTTCCGGGAATATTTATTGTACTTACTCTGCGTTTAGGAGAAGGGATAACTGGTCTTTGAGATATTAAAATGCCATAATCATCATAACTGTTCTTACCAGCAAAGTTAAAACTAAGCACACTAAACTCCTCCCTTCCCCATAGAAATTTTCTGCCTGTAAAATTCTAATTCATAAGCAAGCTGTTCTATATTTTTTTCAGTATAATTATTAAAATTCTCTATATGCAAAGTAAGCCCGTTTCTATTATTTAGATTTTCATTTTCTTTTAGGTTATTGCTATAGGGTACTGCTATTTCTCCTATATTAGAGTTCACTTTCATATCTAAGGACAATCCATTTACAGCTTCAGCAACAATGTGTTTACTCTTATTTATTCCTTCAGCTAAACCGGCCATAAAATCCGGCATCCATTTTTCATAGTCGGTAAGTGGTCCTTTATCCGGAACTGAAAAGTGAAGATAACTTCTTATTTTAGCTGCTAATGCACTTACTGCATCTTCAACGCTGCCTACAGCAGACCATATACCATTTACAATTCCATTTACAAAATCTGCTCCATAGCTCCATGCTATGCCCGGTAAACTTGCCAGATAATTTAATGCATTGCTTATACCACTTTCTATGGAACTTCTTACATTTCCTATAGTACTTTCTACTCCTTCTCTCATTCTTTCAAACATACTAGATCCATAACTATAAAGTTTCCCTGGAAGTTCAGCAAACCAATTTAAAAGAGCATTTCAAATGTTTATGGCTCCTTCTTTTATATTGGTACATAGATTTATTACAGTTTCCTTTAATTTAGTCCATGCATTTTCTCCACTTTGCTTTATACTATTCCATAAATTTTCTATATAACTTTTGAAATCATTCCAAATAGTTTTAGCTGTACTTGATATTGCTTTCCATATTGAAGAGCAAAATGCTGATATAGCTTGCAAAGCTCCAGTGAAAATTTGCTGTATGCCCTTCCATATTTCAGAGAAAGCATTTTTTAAGTTATTCCATATTCCTTGAGCATCAGAACTTAGTTTTTTAAAATTACCTGTTACTACATCTAAAATCAATAGAACTGCTCCAAGGAATATATTTTTTATAACTTCCCATATGCCTGTAAAATAACTTTTAATCCCATTAAATATATTATTTATTCCAACAGACATACTCCCAAACTTACTACTTATAAATGTGCTTATAGAAATTAAAGCGTTATTAAATGTATTGCTTATATTAGTCCATATATTTGTAAAAAAAGTACCTATTGATGTGAA